CGTTTGATACGCAGCCGGCGGCCTCGAGCTTGGCCTTGAATGCTTCGACGTTCATCGGACCTCCCGCTCGCGCAAGCCCAAACTGCGGATCAGGTTCGCGCTGTCGGCGAATTGCGCGTGGCCGAGCCAGGCGGCGCGAAACTGGCACAACCGCTCCTCGTCACCGCGTTCGCGATAGGCCGCGATCTTGCGCCGGGCGCGCGTGACGCTGTCGCGGCGTAAGAGCTTGTGGCTCGCCCAGATGCGATAACCGAGGAAGTTGATGCCGCGACTCGCCGGCGCGATCTGCCATTTCGAGAAACGCAGGGCGAGCTCGTCGCGCGCGTAAGCCTCAATGCTTTCCTTCACGCTGCGCAGATGGCGCGAGCTCGTGCCCAGCACCACGAGATCGTCCATGTAGCGGTACCAATGTGTCTCGCCGAGCGTCTGCTGCAGATGCCGGTCGAGCGTGGCGCCGCTATAGACGTTGGCGAAGATCTGCGAGGTGAGACTGCCGATCGGCAGGCCCGTGCCGTGCCGGGGCACCATTGCCTCGATGAGGCGAAGGGTGGCCCGACAACTGATCTTCGCCTCGATCAGCCGCCATAGGCGCGCGCGGTCGATCGACGCGAAGTAGGCGGCGAAATCCGTCTTCAGGAAATAGACCGGCCCGCCGCGCGACAATCTGCGCAGGTCGCTCTGCAGCGCGATCGCGCCGGCATGCGTGCCCCGGCCGGGCAGACACGCGAAACAGCGCGGCAGCAGCGCGCGAGCGAAGATCGGCGCGATCACGAGACAGAGCGCCTGTTGCGCGATGCGGTCGCGGAACGGCAGCGCCTCGATGCGCCGGCGCTTGGGATCGAAGACGAAGAATTCATGCGCGGCGCCCTGCCGGTACGTGCCGCGCGTCATCTCGTCGGCGAGTTCGGCAAGATCGAGCGCGGCATATTCCTTGAAGTCCAGATAGGCGGCAGTCAGCCGCTTGCCGCGCGATGTCAGGCGATACGCCTTAAGCATCGTCGCCGGCGCCGTGACCTGGCCAATGAGATTGCGATAGCGCTTCGCCATGACCGGTTGTCCGTACGCAGTGAGGAAGCCGGCCGCGGGTCTCGACGGGCACCGCCCGCTACGCCCCGCTCTGCCGGACCGTGGAGTGTGTTCGCCGAAGCAGGACAGGCGGGCTGACCACCGACCTTGGTCTCTTGCTGGCGCGAATGCGGCAGGCCGCACGCGCGCTGTGGTCTGCCGGCGGGACCGTGATCGCCGCCGAGCGACGCCGGCGCCGGGCAAGCCCTGCCCCGGCAAACAAGAATTTCGGTCGTCACCGCGGCCGCGCGCCCCGATGTTGTCGTTCGAGTCCTCGGGCCACTCGTACGCAACGTTCGCGTACCGCGAACCGGCGTTGCCGCCGTTCCTCCAGGAGCCGCCGAAGAGGGAAGCCCGCGGCATCATGACCCCGCTTGCCCTTTCGGGCGCCGTTCCGCGCCCGAACTGCTGAGCTTCCGCAACCACGCACCCAGCATGCGGCCCGGCTCGGATATGAGCGCAAGTGCGGTGCGGTGCTGTTTCCGGCCGATGATCCGGACGGTGTCGTGGGCGAGGAAGCGAAGATAGGCCCGCATGGTCGCGAAGTCTGCGTCGACGGCATGCAGCCGAGACACCTGGCGCGACCGCGCGGCGTGATAGAGGCCACCGAACGGCTCGAACAGATCCCGCAGCACGCGATCGCGCAGCACGTGGTGCTCGCGCGGGCAACGCTGGAGGATCGGGTAGAGGTAGTGCACGAAGGCCTCGTACTTCTCGACGATCGCCAGAGCGTCGGTTGCGAGATCGTCGCTCCTGGCCATGGCGCGTTTTCAGATGCCGTCGCTGTCGCGACGGCTAAGCAAGTTGCAGGTGGTCACCGCGGCCGCGCGCCCCGAAGCTGCCGTCCGAGCCCTCGGGCCACCCGTACGCAACGTCCGCGTACCGCGAACCGGCGTTGCCGCCGTTCCACCAGGAGCCGCCGAAGAGGGAAGCCCGCGGCATGTCAGGATCGCCGTCGTGGCCCCAGACCCAGAGATTTCCGGTCGCCTGGATCAGGCCGAAGCGGCTCGTGCGCCGCGCATCGAGTTTGGTGACGCGCGGATCGCCGTCATGTGCGGTGCGCTCGGTCACACCGAACGTTGCCGCGAAGAATTCCTCGGCGCCGAGCAGGCCCTTGCCGTGATGCGCCATGACCGAGACGGCGGTCTCGTAATCGAGCTTCTTGAAGCGCCTGTTGTCAGGTTTCTGCGGCGGATCATTGCCGTCCGCGATCGTGGCGCCGAAGCGGCTGGTGCCAGCGAGATGATCCGCGCCGAGCAAGTAGATATCGGACCAGAAGCGCCGACCAGGCACGTCGATCAGCGTCATGCCGCGCGGATCGGGGCAGGCAGGACGGAAGGTCAGGTCCCACACCGAGCAGGGATTGATCGCGGGAATCTCGTCGCCGCCGGAGCGCGCGGTCGCGTTGCCGCCAGGTGCGAAATGGAAGCCGCCCAGATGAAGGTCACCGGTCGGAGGCCCGATCAGCTTCAGCGCGGCGGGGCTGGCGTCGACCGCAACGACCGCATAGTCCGCGCCGGCTTCAAGCCCGCCGTCCGGCAACTTGACCTGCGTCTGTTCGGCGAACGCGCGGCCGCAAAACACGGTGCCGGCCTTGACGGCGATCGTGGTGTGGCTGGTGACGATTAGGGCGGGGGAGGAAGGGTCGGTTTTGGTCAGCACCGGGGTGGTATCGGCGAGCGCAGGCTTGCTCATGTGGAGGCTTTCTTTTTTGGACGGGGCGCCGGCCGCCCGCCGGCAGGGACTACTTCCTCTCGACGACGGGGTTTTTTGCGGGCGCGTTTCATCGCGCGGGCTCCAGATCTTCCGAAGCGCGCTCGAGCACGCCGGACCGATCGATAACGAGCTTCGATTCCACCATTTCCTTGATCGCGCCGTGCCACGGGCCGCTCTTCATCGTGCCGGCGCTGATGCCGAGCTTTTCGCCAAGCTCGGTCTTTGTCATCGGCTCGGTCAGCGCGTCGTAGTGGCGCTGCGAATTTTCGAGCCGCTCGTATCGTGCGCGCTGCAGCAGGGTCGCGGTGTTCTCGAGCGGCGGCTCCTGACCCCCGGGGACGATCGCGCGACCTTTCTCGGTAATCGCGTAGCTGCGGTCGCCCTCGATCAAGTCCCACTCGCGCAGCGCTTTAATCAACGTGAACCACGGCCCGCTCTTCGCCGTGCCCGGGCTCTTGCCGGCGAGCAACGCGAGCTGCTCGTTGGTGAGGCGGAAACGTCGATGCAGCGCGAGCAGGCGCAGGAGGCCCATCGCGGCATCCCCAACGTCGCCGGCGATTGCGTCGGCCCATAGAGCCCACAACGCGACCTCATCCTCCGGGCGATCGGGTTCGATGTTCCCGGCCTTGATGCCCGCTTCTGTCGCGCGGACCTTGTTTCCGATCTTCTCGAGATAGCCCGCGTCCGTCAGCGCACGCACCTTGCGGTGCCAGGGGCCGCTCTTTGTGGTGCCCTCGGCGACGCCGACCGTCAGCGCCCACAGGCGCATGTCGAGAGCTTGCGGGAAGGAGCGGGCGAGCGGGCCGACCAGGCGCAGGTCGGTTCTCCCTTCCCGGGCGCAGGTCGGTTCTCCCTTCCCGGGCGCAGGCCGTGGCTCCGCCGGCGGGGCTGGTTCGGACGACGACGCTACTGGCGCCGCATGGGAGGCAGCTTCTCGGACGTTGGGTTTTGCCGCGCCGCGCGGCACGCTCCAGCGGCCCTCGCGCGCGACCTGCGCGAGATGTTCCGTCAGATCCGTGACCCTCTTCGCGTGGTCGCGCACGTCGAGCGCGGCCGCGTTCCAGTATTCCCCCGCTTGGCGTAGCGCGCTTTCCGTGCCGCGCTCAAAGCCACGCTGCTCTGCGGCGATCACGTCGTCTTTCAGCCGCACAATCTCCTCGCGCAGCGCGGCGGCGGTTGCCTTGTCCACTTCGTCCTCCTTGGGTCGAGGTTTGGGGGTTGGCGGCTCGATCGGCGCCGGCGCGCTCGAGCTGATGGTCGCGCCCTTCGCAACGGCGATCGCCTCATCGGCATCCATCCAGGCTGGCCGCACGTAGACCTTCACGGTGGTCTGGCCGAAGCAGGCGAAATACTGGCCAAGCTCGAGCAGCGCGATGTCGGCCGGCCTCGGCTTCGCGAGGCCGGCCGGGATGTTTGAAAGGTTGCGCTTGATCTCGTCGATCTGGCGCTGCACGCCGATCAGCCACACCGGGCAGCCGCGCAGGATGAGGTTGTCGATGCCGGCGGTGTCCTGGCTGTCGACCCAGATGCGGTTGCCGATGCCGGAGCCGCGGCGCACCAGCTTCTCGGCCGAGGCCTTGACGGGCGAGCCCTTCGACTGCGGGATGAACTCCCACGCCTCCGGGATGACCACTACCGTGTCGCGGCAGCGCTCGTTCACCCAGTCGAGCGCCGATTGCACGAACAGCATCTGCATCGGCGTGCGAAATTCCGTGACGTCCATCACGTTGAGGCCGGGCGCGAGATCCAGCTTGTCGGCGAGGTCCGCGTCCTCGATCTCCGGGACGATCAGCTCGAGATAGGCGTCGAGCTGGGTGTAAATGCCTTCGTTGAAGCCCGTCGCCTTCTCGAGCGCCTTGCGCACCGCGCGCTGCACGTCCGCGAGCGTTTTGGTGGTGCGGCAAATCTTGATGATCCACGAGCGCAGGAACTTGTTCTTTTCGCCAAGCTGGGCGGCGAGCAGTTGATCGACGAACTGCCAGTCTGCGCGATCGCGAAAATAGGGTTGGATGCGCCGGCCAGCCGCGAACGAACGCTCGCCCGGCTTGGTGATGAATGTCAGTGCGGTGACGCCGGAGCGCGCGACGAGCGCCTCGAGCGTCGTCGTTTTGCCGGATTCCTGGGTCTGCCCGGTCACCACCATGTTGCGGACGGGCAGTTCGACCGGCTTGCCAGAGCCGACCTCGTAGCCGAGCAGAACCTGCGAGGCGGCTTTCATGCGACCTCGCCTTGGTTCATGGGGACGAGTTTCGGGGAGCCGGGAGCGCCGCGCGCCCACAACGCGAGAATGTTCCAGTGTCCGGACTTTAGCTCGAAGAGCTTGCGCTCGGCGTCGTTGCTAGCGCACTTCGCAAGCCGCTCGTAGGTCTCCGCCTCATGGACGGCAAGCCGCGCCAAGCGCTCGCCTTCGGCGGCCGCGCCGCAGAGCGCCGCTCGCGAGATGTCGACCACGACGATCGGCGGTGGATCGGCCGGGCCCGGATAGACATGCTCGAACGCCGCCGCCATCGCCTGCAGCCAGCACGCGCGCTGCGCGGTCGACCAGTCGCTGCCCGGCGCGGGAAGGTCCGCGATCAGCGCGGCGAGAACCGGATGCGCGAAAGCAATCGTTTCGGGGCGGCTCGTTTGCTCGGCGCGCGTCATGACGCGCTCCCGCAGCACAAAATAGGGATCAGCCAGGCAGTCGCGTAGAGCAGTGCCGAGAGTATCTGTTCGCTAAAGATGTATCCGAACAGGCCAAGGTTGAGCACAATCCAGGCCATGAGCATGATCGTGATTGTGCGGTGGACATTGCGCACTAATCGCATCACGACCGCGAGTTCGTCGCGCAAGGTCCGTTTGGGATCGTCCTTAGGTTCAGGCGAGGCGTTGGTCATGCGAGGCCATCTGCCAGTGCAAGCTGCTGGGGCGCGGCTGGCGCCGATCGGCGCGGCGCCGGGTGCGCCGGGAATTGCCGCACGCGCAAATCTTCGGGCCATTCGGCCGGGTCCTCGCCGCGCTTGTGGTTGAGCGTCACGACATGGTCGCCGTCGCGATACGCGGGCCCGAGCTGTTTGACGAAACACGCGACGTCGGCTGTCGATCGCGCGCAGTCGTCGATGACGCGCCGGATCAGGGCGACGTCGCACATGCGCGCGTTGTCGCCGCTCTCGAAGCCTGGCACGACCCAGTGAATGCGCCGGTGCGCCGCGATGCCGGCGGACGCGCCGTATTCGCCGCGCGCAAGCCGGCGACCGGGCGAGCTGTGCGTTTCCTCACCGGTCAAAGCATTCCACGTGACGCGGCGGCGCCCATAGCCAGGGATCGCGCGATCGCCGAGATCAACCCGCGTCAGATCGGCTGGCTCGAGCAGCGGCTCGAGCGACACGCCCCGGACGGCGGACGCGGTCTGCTGCAGCACCGGAACATCATGGTCCACGTCACGTTGCGTGGCGCACGACACGACCGACCAGACATTCGGCATCGGCGCCATGCTGGTCTGCAGTTCGGTGAGGCGGCTCGCCGCCGGCGCGACCGCAGCGAGGCGCGCGCGGTCGAGCTTGCCGTCCCCGCTTGCGACCGTGACGGCGCCGAGCATGTAGGCAGCGCGCGCGTACCAGGCCGGATCGTCCAGATATTCCTTGCGCAGGTGCGGGCGTTTCGTGAGCTCGATGTAGGTGTGCTGGTCGGCCGCGGCTTCGACCGCCTTGATCGCGTCGATCCACTCGCGTTTCACGAACTCGCCGTAGAGGTCGGTCATCGAGCACGGGAAGATGCGCGTCGGCTTGCGCCAGGTGAGCGGCCGCAGCAGCACGTCGACGTCGAGGTAGATCTCGACCTTGTCGAGGTTCAGCGCGATGTAGGCGTAACCGTTTCCGCCCGCGAAGCCGCGGCTGATGTTCTGCGCCTCTGCGTAGCAGTTCACACATCCGGCGCCGGCGTGGACGCAAAACCAGCCGACCTTGCCGGTTTCCTTGTTGCGCGCGCGGATCGGATTCCAGGTCTTGCCCTCGGTGCCGTCCTCGCCGCGGAGCCAGGAGATTGTGCTCATGGGCGCGACTCCGCCTTTGCACCGATAATGCGATCGATCTGGCGGTCGACGACCACTTCGAGGCGGGATGCCTCGGCTTCGAGCAGCTCGACGATGAAGTTGCGTCCGTGCACGTAGAGCGGCACGCAGACTTGCCCTTCAAACGTCTCCCGTGCCCCGCCGATGTCGGAGGCCAGATCGCGACACGCTCGAAGGCGCTGCCATGGGCTGCCCGGAGAAACGAGGCTGATGCGGCGGGTCATGCAGACGGCTCCGCCGGCATCGCGGCGCGCAGCGCGCGGATCATGCCGAAGGTGACGCTGCTTTCGTCGTCAGGGCCGAGATCGCCCTTCGCGACCGGCTCATCGTCGGCGCAGCGATGCTCGCCAAGCTCGGTGTCGGTCGAAATGAAGTCGTCCTCGCAGGCCTCGAGCAGCGGCCGGGCGGCTGCGACGAGTTTCGACATCGGATGCTCGGGGCATTCCGCGATGTGTGCCTTGAGCACGTCGGCCATCGCGACTGGCGTGGTTGCGCTCGGACCGTAACGGTGACCGCAATAGACGCAGTTGATGAACGTGCCGGCCTGCAGGTCGGAGATCCAGCGCGCTTGCCTCTCGATGATTGTCAGCAGTCGCGGCAGTGCGTTCAGTCCAACCGTGATCAGCGCGCGGTTGTCGTCGGCCGGCAACGACAGGATCTCCTTGTCGCCCGCATCGCGGACTTCATGTGCGTCCGCCGGCGCGTGCCAGGGCAACGGCGATGCGCGATCGAGACAGAAAATGATGCCGTCGATCAGCGGATTATCAACCGGCTGCAGCATGTCGACCGCAGCCAGTGCCGCGTTCGCGTCCGCGATCACCTCGGCGCGCAGATCGCGCGGCAAGATGTCGAGCACATTTTTGATCTCCGGCATGCCGCGGCGGCCGCCGCGCGCATTAGCGATGCCGCCGGCGGCCGCCAGACGCTCGGCCGTGCTCCAGCGAAACAGCGAATGGATGTTCATCGCGTTTCCTCCCTCGGCATCGCGGCGCGTAGCGCGCGGATCATTCCGAACGTGATGGCGCTCTCGCCGGCGTCGCCTTTCGCGACCGCCTCATCGTCGGTGCAGCGGGTGTCGCCCTCGGCTCGCCCTTCGGTCTGATCGTTTGTGAAGTCCGTCTCGCAGGCTTTCAGCAGCGGCCAGGCAGCGGCGCGGAGAGCGCAGAGCGGGTGCATACTGCTGACCGCGATCAGCACCGCGTCCGCGTCCTGGATCGCGCCGTCGAGTTCTTTGTTCGACAGTTGATCGAGGATCTTCGGATCGGGCGCGCCTCCATGACGGGCGCGGCGCGCATTTGCGAGCGCAGCCGCGACGCGCAGCCGTTCGGGCGAGGTCCAGACGAGCCGCTGGTTCATCGGCCTTCCCCCGCCCGAGCAAAGGAGGGTCCAGCCGCGCGATGGCGCGCGACCCCGGTCCCGGCCGAAATGTTGATAACCCTGTGTGCTAAGCGGGCGCGGCGGCGAGAGCGGCGGCGCCATTCCCAACAATCGGACCGAAAATCAACGACAAGGCAGAGACTACGAATCTGGGGGTCGGGAGTTCGAATCTCTCCGGGCGCGCCAGTACTTAAGCCTTACCGCCAACGAGGGTGGCCTATACGAGGGGAATGCTGCGGACCACGCGCTCGTCCTCGGTGATATTCATGGTCCAGGGCGCGTGCTGCTCGGGATTGTTGTGCAGCAACTCCCGGATCACCCGCCTGCTGAACGCGATCGCCGCGGTGTCGTCTTCCAGCACCACGCCGCCGAGATCCTCGATCCGCCGGCCCTCGTTGTGCAGGGAGAAGTGATGATAATGGGGCATGGCACTAATGGCGATCCCGCGTTTCCGCGAGGAAACACGTCGCCCCATGTGAAGATAGCAAGCGGAGGTTGAATCGAGGACAATCGGAAAAGGGAACACTGAAAGCGCGGGAAGGGCACCCCTGACCTGGCGGGACGAAGCTTCGGCGGCGGCAGCGCCGGGGCATAACCGGAGAGCCTTGCGACGTGTCGGCCGATCGCAAGCATCGCCTCACCCTAGGCGGCACGACGTTCCAGCAGTTGGTTGGAATTGAGCGCTGCGCGTCCTGGCTGGACGATGCCGGCAATACTGAGTTCGAGGGTGCCGGGCACCATGATGACCGCCTGCGGCCGGTTGCCGTTTTCGAATAGCGCGAATTTGAGTGCCTGAGTGCGGCTGACGAACAGGCCGCCGTGCAAGCCCTTCTGGTCCTGGACGACCCAATGGCCGTGGCTGTCCCTGCCGATCATGAAAAGCGACGAAGGATTTTGCGTACTCGGAGGTTCTAGCTGACCCATGACACGTTCCTTAAGTTGGGCGTCAGTTGTGGAAGTGCGGAAACCAGGCCACGACTCTCACCGCCATAATCCCGGCGGCGACAGCCATGAACAGCGGCGCGCTCATGACGAACTTGAAGAACCGCCGGATCGTTTCGAGGTGCGGTGTTGCGATCGACGCCCTTGCGATGGTGTCGTGCCTCGGCGGCAAACAGGGGCTGCGAGCGTGTGCCAGCACTGTCATGGCCGGACTTCCAATCGTTGCGGTATTGCGCGCCAATCGAATCAGGCGCCGAAGTTGCGGTGCAATTCGATCTCTTGCTGGACTCTGCGCATCCGCGCCGCGACGGCGGCGTTCGCGAAACGCTGGAGCAAGCGCTTGACCGTCGCGGCCGCCTTGATGGCACGTGAGGCAAATGGATGATGAATGGCGATCATCGAAGTATCTCCTTCGTCGAAGGTGAATGACCCTCGGCCGCCAATGTGCTG